AAGAGCTTGTTCCTTTTCTTTTATTTTTGGACTGAATTAAATAAAAGACAAGCTCTTGTGTTTTTTTCAAGTCATTGACGACTTTTCGGGCTCAGGTCTCAACTTTGGGACGCCACTAAATATTTTGGAATCGACGGTTTTTTCTTCAAGCCGGATGCCGCTTCCGCAACGAGTCCGATCAGAATGACCGGGAAAAACGGTTTTGTATTCATCTGTTCTCCTAAAATGGAATCTCGCTACCATAATCGCTCACGCCCAGGTCCTGCGGACTGTTGGACGGCCAGTCGTTGATTTTTGCGGAATCGTCACCCGGTTCACGCATGACCGGACGTTCGCCAAGGACGCATTTCGTGATACGGTCGAACTTCTCCCCCGCGACAGACTTTACCGTGATGGCGAGCGGAACGGCAAGCATCCCATCGTTTGCCAGAGCGACAGCCTCTCTCGCCGTCGACGGAATCGGACAGCCCTGTGCAGCACGATTTTTCCACCACCTCTCAAATTTCCCTCTGGCGTATCCCGTATGCTCCGGGCAAACCCATTCGGAGCGGAAATCGTTGATTCCGACTTCATAATCAATCCGCATGGTCTTCGGTGCATCCGGGTCGGCGTACCGCTTCTCATGGACGCAGTAGTAAACATTCTTCACGGCGTATTCGTCGTAGAACGTTTCGCCGGAAATAATCCCGTCCGTCGCCGCATGTTCGGTGATGTTGCTCTTTTCGGGAGGCGGGAATTCGTATCCGCACTCTGGGCATTTCTGATACGCCGCGTGAATGAGAGCCAGACACTGCGGACATTTTTTCGCCGGAGCGTCTCCGTTTCCGGGCGTTCTGTCAGTGACGGTGATCATGTCCACCGGGCCGTGACGCATGATGTTGCCCCCGTAGTCCAGAATCAGGCAGTCCGTCTTGCCCGTGCCGGGCGATAGACGAGTGCCGCGTCCTGCCATCTGGAGCAGTAGCCCTGCGGACTGCGTTGGTCGCATCAGCACCACGCAGTCGGTGTTCGGGGCGTCGAAGCCAGTAGTCAGCACCGAGCAGTTGGCCAGGTACTTGAGCGGCGGCCTCGGCGTGCCGAAGAGGTCGGCGGGGACGTGTTCGCCCCGGAAGCGGGCGATGATTTCGGCGCGTAGTCCCGCGGACGTCTCGCCCGTGACCACGGCGCACTCCTTGCCTGAATGTTTCGTGATGGCCTCGGCCACGTGTTTGCAATGCTCGACAGAAGTACAGAAGATGAGGACGGACTTCCTCTCCCTCGTCAGTATGGCGATCTCGGAGCAGGAGGCGTCCACCAGCTGCTCGTCGTCCATCGCGGAGGCCAGTTCGTCCTGGACGAATTCGCCCGCCCTCGTGTGGACGGACGAAAGGTCGGCCTCGGCATGTCCAGCGCGGGACACCAGCGGAGACAGGTAGCCCTGCGCGATCATCTCTTTCAGCCCGGCTTCGTAGCACACCTCGTTGAGCAGGTTCTCGGGCTTGCATATCGCGCCTCCCTTCAGTCTGAACGGCGTGGCGGTCAGGCCGATGAGGCGGACGTCGGGATTGATGACCTTCATGTCCTTGAGGAAGGTGCGGTACATGCCCTCGCCGTCGGGGGCGATGAGGTGGCACTCGTCCACGATGACGAGGTCGAACCGTCCGAGGTCGCAGGCCTTGTTGTACACCGACTGTATCCCCGCCACGATGACGGACTCCCGCGTGTCGCGCGAGTTCAGGCCGGCGGAATAGACGCCAATTTTCAGTTCGGGGCAGAGTCTCCGCACCTTGTCGGCGTTCTGCTCAAGCAACTCCTTGACATGGGCGAGGATGAGGACGCGACCGCCCCAGAGCGTCACCGCGTCGGAGGCGATCTTCGCCAGCACCAGGCTCTTGCCCGTGCCAGTCGGGAGGACCACGCAGGGGTTGGTGTCCTTCGTTCGGAGGTGTTCGTACACCGCGTCCACGGCCTCCTGCTGGTATGGTCGCAGGTTCATGGGCATGGCTCGTCCACCTCCTCGTCCTCCGGCCAGTCCTCGGGCGCGAGGCCGAAATTCCGCATCTCGACGGCGGTCTCGGCCACGATGAGGTCGTACCGCTCGCGGCTGATCTTCAGCCTTTTGCAGATGTCCTCCGGCTCAAGCCCCTGCATCAGGAAGAAGCACACGAGGCGCTGGTCGTCGCTGGTTATGGTCTCAAGGTACTGGCGGACCAGCTCCGCCCGCGCCTCGCGTCTCTTTCTGTTCATATTCCGTTATCCTCACGACCGCCAGCCCGTCGGGGGGCAGCGGCTCCTTCTTCGTCACCGTAAGTCTCTGAATCAGCGAATCGTCCTCGTACACCCCAGCGCAGGTGAGCGCGTCCAGACAGCTTTTCAGGCTGTTGTCGGCGTCCCTGCGGCGGTTGTCGGGCGGATAGAGGTCGAGCGCGACCTCCACCGGCTCCGCGAACGTCGGATTCCCCGCCCGCCTGGCGACCGCCTCCACCGCCTCGCGGTACCGCCGCCCGTCCTTCGAGATGAGGACGCGCGGGCCGACATGGCGGTAGTAGTGGTTCACCGAGGGCGGCCAGGGCAAGGCAAGCGTCACCTGCATTCCCTCTGCTCCGTCCTGTGATGCCGCGGCTGCGGCGTTTCGTTCAGTCTTCCGCTTCGGGGGATGTTTCCCTTTGGGCGGCGCTTGCGTCTGCGCTTTTTCGTGGCGGCGAGGAACTCGACGACACGGATCGGCGGAGGCGGCGGGATGCAGTCCCGGCAGAGCGGCGGCGTCAGGCAGATCGCCGCCACGATGAGTTGCGCGATTGTCACGGCCATGCGCGCCTCCTAGTGCTTCCGCGCCCAGGGCGGCTGGCTGCTGGCCGCGGGAGCGGCGGGCGCGGCCTGCGGGGGCTGCTGGGCGGGCGCGGCCACGGCGGCGTTTTTGGCGGCGTATCCGCGGATGACGTTCTCCAGCTCGTCGCTGTCCTTCTGCTTCCGGCACTTGACGGTCAGGACGAGCGGAAGCCCGTGCAGTTCGCAGGTGTCGGAGGGGTTGAGGACGCCGACCGCGTGGCAGACGGCGGAGAAGTCGGCGCGACCGATGCGGACGGCGTCCGCGCTGGGGTTCTCGATGTTGTAGCGGCCCCAGACCCTGCGCCCCTTGTGTTCGCCGGAGACGACCTCGAACTCGAGCTGGACGTAGCGTCCGCTGCCGTTGCGGGTGGACTTCACGTCCGAGTCGGAGATGACGGCCTCGTACTTGCCTTCGGGCAGGGGCTGGAGCTCCTGGGAGGGCTCCACTTCACTGGCGTTGAAATTGATGGTTGCCATTGTTGATGTTCCTTTGGTTGTGGATTAGTGCGCGCACGCGGCCTGTGCCAGGCATGGCGCTGGGGATTTCGGTGCAGAGGCGTGTTCAACGGGGACGCCGCCGGGGCATCCGCCGACATGCTCGAACCAGACCATCGACGGCCAGAAGTCGTCGCGGGTCATGTACGCCTTCTCGCCCGCCCTGATGGGGTGCTTGCAGACGTCGCATATCTGGTCATGGCGCAGGGTGACGATCTTTTCAGACATTCGTCTCACCCCCTTGGGCGGGCGCGGCGCTCCCAGCGGCGTATGCCTCCATGAATGCAGGCCATGAGAGCGGAATCTCGCCGGGCAGGTTGAAGCGGTTCTTGGCGATGCAGGCGGGGCTGCCCACGGTGCGCAGGATTCGCTCGCCGCCGTTGGCCCCGATGGCGGTCGCGATGGCGCGGTCGCCCTGGAAGCCGCTGCCTTCCTCCTTCGAGACGCGGAAGCGCTTGGTGGCGAACAGGACGGCGTCCACCCACTCGCAGAGGAGGCTGGTCGCCGCCTTGTGGAGGCGCGGCGTGTAGCGGTCGTAGGCGGCGTTCTCGGGGTCCTCAAACCGCTCCACCTTGCTGTGGGCGATGACTATCACAATCATGCCGCGGGTGTTCCGCAGGTCGTTGAGCAGGCCGACGATCTGCCGCCAGTAGGTGATCGCGTGGACATATCCCTTGCCGTAGCCGCCGTCCGCCTTCTCGATGGAGCGGACGCCGAAGTCCTGGCAGACCTTGTCCCAGATGAGGCGCTCCAGCCAGTCGGCGGAGTCGAGGACGACCGTCTGGAAGTCGTGCGGCTCGTCCCGCAGGGCGGTCATGGCGGCAGTCACGTCCGCGAGGTTCTTGGCCAGCGGGAACTTGGCGGTGTCGATCTCGCCGAGGCCGTCCTCGGTCTGGACGAAGATCGGGTTGGGAGCAGAGGCGCTGAAGAGGCTCTTGCCGACGCCCTCCTGGCCGTACACGAACAGTCTAGGCGGGCGGTTCTCCTTGCCCTTGGTGATGGTGCTAAGCAGTGACATGGTGGTGTTCTCCTTGTGGGTTAGAGTGAAGAGATGATGCGGATGTCCTCGTAGCCTGTCGGCCAGTGTCCCGTGTACTGGCACTTGCGGTAGCGGGCGAGCGCGGCCTTGTTGACCTCCTCGGCCTGGTCAAGAACCTCCTCGGTCAGCTCCCACACTCCTGTGCTGAAAGGCTCGTTCTTCTCGACGGCGACGAGGTGGACGGGGACAGTCTCCCCGATGGATTCGCGCAGGACGGCGCGGTAGAAGGCCATCTGGTGGATGTATCCAAAGCGTTTGCAGTCGGCCTCGAACCACTTGAGACTGTCGCAGGTCTTGAGGTCCACGATGCCATACTCGCAGGAAAACCAGTCGATGCGGATCTGGCAGGGGACGTCGCAGTAGGAGGCGCGGACGGTCGCCTCGGACGCGCCGTTGTCCAGCAGCGCGGAGGCGGTCGGGTGCGTCCAGACCGACTTCTGCAGCTTCAGGATGAAGCCGAAGTCCTTCTGGCTGACGATTTCCTTCGTCTGGCTGCCCAGCCAGTCGGCGTATGCCTTCGTGGCCTTGCCGTAGGGCTCGCTGGTCTTCGGGTTTACGGGGCCGTCGGCGACGAGGAACTGCTCGTCGAAGGCGGCGCGCCCCTCCAGGATGAGGCAGTGTGCGGCGCGTCCAAGCGCCAGCGCGGGGCCTTCGGCCTC